CTCATATTCCATAAAATTACTCCTTTTTTGTTTTTTGTTTAAGTTTTTGAATGTGTTGTTGTCTAAATCTCGGAACACAGTATTTTTCTGGTAACGATTTATCATGTTTCGCAATCAAACCTTTTTCTATAAGTTTTCTTGTGTGTTCCTTGCCATCCATATACAACTTCAGATAACATTTATTAAGAGGTACATAATATGGCTCTACCATTTTTTTAATTTTTTTATTGCCAAGTTGATATGTTCCCCAAAAGAACACGTCACGATAAGCAGTATCATGCATTACTATAAATAGTAATAGGTGTGCAAATAGTAAATATCTATCTGCCTCATCAGCAGCATATTCATCATTTACTGCCATAGTAATTACATCATTAAACTTTGTTATTACTGGATTGCTGAATTTTGATAAATTCATGGTCTTAGCGAAGTTGTCAGTTAATTGATTATTGTATATTCTGTTATATGTATATTTTAATATTAAATCAGCAAAATACGTATCCACCTTACCGAACACCCAATCTGAATCAGTAAATAATAGTTCATTATCGTTAAACATATCATTATGCATCGCTAATATGATATTTCTATGTTTTGGATGATGAAGTGTACACCATAGTACAAATTCACCAACTTCTGAAATCACGCCTTTTTGCCAAGGCAGCCCATCTGGAACATTATCACATATCTCTTTTATGACGAGTGATGTTTTGCGTATGAATGGCTGGTTACTATTTATAAGTTCATTATGAATGGATATTATTGATGCCCTTTTACCAAGCTTTTTGCGAGCAAGAGAAATACCCAACTTAAGTAGGGCTTTCTCTCTGTTTGATGACATTATGTCCATTGTACCTACTTCTTGTTTTTAATTTTAGTATTTCGACATGATTTGCACCCACATGCATTTTTTTCAAAGTCATCAAAGCTTTTCTCGAATACTAATTTCTCTTTCGCAGCAGCAGCACCCAATCGTTGTGTTGCAATATTAGATCGTTGTGTATCGCCTATTATCTCATTAAGTCGATCTCTGAAGTTTATTAAAGCATCAACGTACTCCTCATATCTGTGTGATATTTGACCTTTCGCAAGATCAACCGTTGTTTGTACTATGCCTATTTGATTATCAACTTTTGAAGCAGCTTTTTTTGTATCTGGAAATTGTGCAAACACACCAGGCAATATCTGCTGCATTAATGGACCTTTAATCTCACCCTTTTTGAGTTTTTTGGATAAAGCACGCATTTGTTGTATGCCTGTTTCTTTATCCTCAATATCTTTAAGTATCGCAGCCCGATTACTGCTTAATACAGTAAGAGCCTTAAACTGGTCAGCTTCAGCTTGAAATAGTGATCTAACAGGATATAGTTCACTCATTGGTCTTGGTGCTGGTTGTTTAACTTTTTTAGCTGCTTTCTTACCTTTTTTATGTGACATATTTTTTATCTCCTAAAAATATGATGTTAATCTTATAATGTTTTTGTGACCTTTGCTAAATCCAGTAGGTCTTTATATGTAAGCTTACATTCATTACCATAGTCATCTTTCAAGAAGAACATATCTGTTTGTTTATATTTTTTGCCTTCTATTACAGGTAGTGTCAGTTTTACGCAACATCCACCTGGTCTACCACATAGAGTTATTGTTTTCATTTTTTTCTATCTCCTTACATTTTAAATACGTGTTTATTCAGATACCAAGGGAATATTTTATTCATTTCCCAAATACTTGATCTCAAGAACGGATGATATCCAGATTTTTTATATATTGGTTTTTCAACTGTTCCAACATTGAATCCGCTAAATCCATACTCCATAAAGTATGCATATGGAACAACAACATATATTTTATATCGCCCATCACCAAGTTTCAGCCAATAAATATTATCACGTAATCTACCAGTTAGAACAGGTGCTCTACTCAACATAAGAGAAACAGTATCATTCAGTATGTCAATTTGCATCTGTTCATAGTTTTTTTTATTGGCTATACGTCTATTAAACTGTACAGCTTCACTCAGTCCCGTCACTGTCAGGCTCATCTTTCTTTTCCTTGTTCTTTGGTTTATTAGTTGCTGGTCCAAGTGGTTTTTGCACTGGTTGTTTTATTACCTTATTAACATCCAGTTCGATAAAGCCCTTGTTCATCTTATGTCGTGCTTCTTTATTGTCGATAACGCCAGAGTTCTTTAGTATTTGAACAGATTCAGCACGAAGCTTATCAATTCCACCCTCTGCTGTTTCATCAATATAAATCTGATTCCAGATAATATCATATGTGAACTCTCTATTCCATGCCTTTAATAGTTGTCCATATAGTTTATTAAGCAAAGGAGTATACATTAAATCTTGATCGTCACGAACATCACGGTAATAATCAGCATATCCAGTTTCAGCACCGCTAGACCTACCAACTACAACACCAGTTAACATATGTGTAGGCATTCCAATCACACCTGCAATATTTTGCAGTATAAAATCATAGAATGCTCTAGGGTCTATTGATTCACCTGTAATTATCTCCATCTCGTATCTTTTGTCGTTGGCATAAATATTGTTGTGCTTCGCTAGTTCTTTTAGTAGTTTTTTACGTTCATCGTCACCCATGCCTTCTTTAACAACATTAATAATACCATGTGAAAACCACTTCAGTATTTCACCAGTGGCTATATTGATATCAGCATATGAATTTAATATATCAGCAAGGATATCCACATCGGATGTTCCAAGCTTCTGAAATGGAAGTACGTTTCTTGATGCACATAAAACCCTATCTGGATGAATATATCTGTCATCGCCACTCTTTACTTTCATATGAAAATGCTGGACATTAAGTTTTTTCCAATTAAATCTCCTATCATTCTCATACCATCCCATTTCATATACAATCTCAGGGTCTAATAGATCAAGATCAAATGGTTTCGCACCATTTGGGGGTGGTACGGTTAAATCAGGCGAACCGTTTTTGCCATTTTTATTGTCATTCAAATATTTAATTAGTATAAGTCCATCACCATATATGTGAGAACACCTATCAGCAATTCTAAGCTTACTCCATATTTTTGAGTGCCTATTGAATGCAGCAATAAGCTTTAAATCGAAATCTGCTGCTTTAACTCTTGTGAATGGTCGTTCAAGTTCAATGCCTGCTCTAAATGTATCAGAACTCTTTTTCTTTATACCCTTCATGTAGATTGGTGCAGCATGTGCTAATCTTCTACGTTTCTCAGGTGTAAAGTTATCTGAACTATACTTACGATTAGCAGCATCGTAATCAGTACTCTGGAACGCAGGGTCGGCTTTAGGTTCTGAGGCTGAACTAGGTGAACGTGAGTAGTACTTCTCTTTAAATGAATCTATTTTATCTAGTAATGTCAATTTACAATCTCCTTTTAAATAAATTAGTAAGTGTTCCTTTAAATCCTATAGTATCGGTATCGGGATTGAAATCAGTTACCCCGTACCTCAAAGCATCACAACTATGATCGTTTTCCTTAATGGGTTTTTCAGTCCCTTCTTTATATCTATATGCCAGCAACTCACTTATCAAACGAGTACATGATTCATCAACAAGTAGTAGTTTATTACGAAGTATCGACTTAACTTTCGCAATACCATTATCAACATCGTTATTGGCATATCCCTGTAGTTTACCATTTTTTGAATGTGCAATAGGTGCACCCTTATCGTATACCTGTTGTATCAGATCAGCAGCAGAAGGGTCACAGTATAGCTTACGAAACTTCACTTCTTTATGCCAAGATGCAATAAGTGGTGCAAGTTCCGATGTAGTCATCTTCTTCCCATAGTGCTCTCTCAACACTATCAACCGCTTATCTGCTGTTACGCCTATATCCAAGACACAGTGAGGATTTTCTAATCCCCAATCAATACCTGCAATATGATACGAAACAGGAGTTTTTTTGAAATCGCCCACCATAGTAATTGGGTTAAAGTCCTTATATACCTGACCTTCAAACATACCCCAATCACCATTTAGGTATCTACGAATCCAATCTGCATCCCATACTTGTTCTTTGCTTTTAATATAATTTTTGTAATCAGGTAATAGTATATTATCATATGTTGTAGTATCTATATGAATATATCTATCCAACTTCATAAGATAGAAGTATTTATATAGCCAGTGTAAATCTGAGCCTGGGTTAGTTGTAAGTAACCCAAATTTGTTTTTTAGGTTGCCCGTACCTGATATTCTTCCAATCAACTGTGTGAATATCTGTTCGGCAACATCTACTGGTTCATCAATTCCGAAGAAATCAAGAGTGTATCCAGATAACTTTCTTTCCATGTCACAGGCTCTAAATAACAGCCTTGAACCATTGAAGAAAAGAATCTCCATCTTCCCATCAGAATGAATTGCCTTTTTCACAAGATTAAGGTCTATACCAGCAGCATTTATTTGTTTTTGATATAGGTCTAGTTCATCTTCAACTAAATCCATAACAACCGATTTAAGTGTGGTGTGTGTTTGTGAACCTATAAGTCCTTTAACACCTGGATTCTCCAAACAGGCTCTTATTGCTGCATGTGCAAGCAATAGTGTTTTCCCTGCTCTGAATGCACCAGAGTATAATATCGCCTCATCCGTAAGACACCTATCAAGAACCTCAATTTGTTTTGGAAGAAACTTTCTTGGTGCTTCAACATAATGTATTTTCTCAATATTAGATATAATACCCACCTTCTACCCGATGTTCAACTCATCGCCATTTTCTTTTATATCTACATTATATTATGTAATCCGCAGTATTTAAATGTTGTGGTGCTGTAGACACCGAGATAACCTTTATATAACATGAGGGACATAAGTTAATAGTGGAGATAGGATGAAAACACTTGATGAGTTAGATTTAAGCCCAAGAGTTAAAGCCAAAGTAGAAAAATGGCTCAAAGAATGGGTTGCACACTTTACTGCTTTAGCAGATGGAAGAGTAGGTAACGTATATCGTGCCAATTTTGAAAAAATGGACATATTTTACTTTACTGATTGCAGAGATATAATACTAAATGGTAAAAACAGTCAAGTGCAAAAACGAAAACGTATGATTATGCTACAATTATTGCTAAGATACCTAACAGGTGAAAAGGTGGGTAAAAAGATAACATGCTCACATTGTGGACATGATAATGTTTACATTGGAAGTAGACCTAGCGGTGGTGGACACTACATGTACTGTCCGAAATGCCAAAAAACGGATGTTTGTACATACCCTAAATTTTATGATACTACTATGGATGAAGTTAAATCCGAATTAATAAAACTAACAATGGAAGGCAATATATGATGATAGAAATGACACTAAATGAGTGGGGTAAACATATATTTGAAGGAACATTTAAAGTTCTTACAATCAATTACGATGCTGGTGAAACAATAGTCTATGACAAGCTAAGAGAAGTCACATATAATGTTACATATAACATAAAAACAGGAAAGATGGAACTTGAGGAAGTTAATTGATAAATAGATATACTACGCCATCAAATATTTGGGTATGGAAAAAAAATGGCATAATATATACAGCCATATTACGTAACAATATATTTACAGTTAGAACTGCAAATAATAATCATATAATATTAAGAATCATAAACTTAACAGCAGATTCACAAAAAAAAATAATAGAAAACATGCATAAAATAAAAAAAGAGTGTGATATATATGGGTAAAAGAGGTCCACAGGGGAAAAGTAACGAAGCTAGAATTAAATCTTTTATAGCAAATCTTATGGCTAATAGACCAGATGAAATACGCAATGCAAAAGGAGAGCCAAGTTCTGTAAAGATAGCAAAGCTATATCACGATGAAGTAGGTGAAAACGTAACACGACAGACAATCGCCAAATATCTTGGTGATAATGACTTAATAAACTATACACAAGCTAGTATACCAGAGAGCAACACTAGAATGCAAGAAATAGATAAACGGATAACAATAGCAAAAAACATAGCAAGCGATGAAACACAAAAAGCAGGGGATAGATGTAAAGCACTCAATACATACAACTCACTGATAAAAACCAAAATAGATTATGAAGAAAAACTGATGGCACATAAGCTGAGACAAGCTGAAGTTAAAAGACCCATACATCAGATCATATTTGGTCATTTTGAAAACGTAGAAAAAACATGTCCGAAATGTGGACACAGATTCTACGATATACCTGTAGAAAACAAGGATGCTGATGAAAAAGCATCAAAAAATGGATTTAAATCAGGTAACGGTCAGAGTACATTATATGGAAAGGATAAGGATGACAATACAAAGAGCAAGTAGAAAGAAAAAAATTTGGTTTTGGTTGACATGCTGGCGACCCGTAACAAAATATGAGTATGTTAAACTATGGGAAGTTTTTATGAAGTTTGGATTGGCAGTCGAAAAGGACCACATTAAATTTAATAATGATATAGAAGCACTCAAACAACAAGTTGGAATCAAAGAAACAAAAAAAGAAAATGAAAATATAGATAGGGGAATGTACGAATGAGAAAAAAACTAATTCCAAACTACGTAATGCAGCATATTCAAAAAAATCCGCAGATAGGAAGAATAGAGCTTGCAAAAGTTGCAGGCATACCAGAGGGTGAGGCAAGATTTTATTGTAGAGCCTACGCTGAAATGAATAAAGATATAAGCTACAAATCAAGAGGCATAGCACTATTTGATATACATTATCCAATACAAGATAAAGCATGCATGAACGTCATAGCACAATTTTTAAAAGACTTTAAACCAGATTATTTAGTATATGGTGGCGATCAAATGCAACTAGACACGATATCATCATTCAACGTAAAAAAACCAAAGATTACAGAAGGAAAACGAATCAAAAAAGAATTTGATGGATTCCAAAAAGACATACTTGACAGATTCGAGGCTATATTGCCAAAGAAGTGCAAAAAGTTCTTCATGGTAGGAAATCATGAGTACAGAATAGAAAGGCTCATTGAACGACTACCTCAATACGAAGGATTCATTGAACTGAAAGCAAACTTACACCTAGATGATTATACTGTCATACCATTTAACGATATGTTCAACATAGGTGACATGCACTTTGCACACGGATGGTACTGGAACAAGTACTTCAGTGAAAAAACACTAAGAATTGCTCAAAAGATGATCTTTGTAGGACACGTACATACATCACAGATACATACTGCTATAACACCAGCATATTCACTCCCAAAGCAATGTGTAGGTGTAGGATGTCTATGCAACACAAATCCTGAGTATATGGAAGATAAGCCGAACTATTGGGTGCATCAGTTTCTATTCTGGTATATGATGGATGATGGAACATTTACATACTTTACACCACTGATAATTAACGGAAGATGCATCATAAACGGAAAACTCTATGATGGAAACATGGGATTGAAAAAGGAGATAGCTGGTGATTCTAATGCTATATAAATACTGTAAAGTATGTAAATATATAGATAAATGTGAGTATGGCAATGCATTTTGGCACTCATGTCAACATGTAAAAGATGCTGTTGATAATATGCTTGGAAGTGATATCCGATGAATAGAAAACTGAAGTATCTATATGCATCAAAAGAATTTGTGGCAGCACTATTAAAAACAGGAAAGAAAACTGTAACTAAAGGCGTGCCATATGATGCCACTGTTATGCATATAGTATATAGACCAGAATATGATGTATTCCATATTATTATACACAGTGAAACATTTAGAAAATTAGCTGAATGTGAATTAATACCTGAAATGAAAGATATTAATGTAAAAGGAGAGTGCAAACAATGACTAGATGTCCAGCAAGTAGAAAACATAGAGTATCAAAACCACACGGACAGCACTCTCATGGTACAGGCAAAAGTGACTATGCACACGGAATGAAAGGACACAAATGGGAAGGACACGGACCAGAACGAAAGTGCGGAAACTGCGGTAAAAAACCAAACAAGGGATTCACAACGATACGCACCGAAGTTAACAAAACTGTTAAGGATAGTGTACATGAATGAGAAAGAAAAAATTGGGAACATCAGACTTTAGTGAGCATCGCAATAAACTAGGAGACTTTGAAGAGTATGCTGAGATAGTGACAGAACTCAGAAGGTTACGGTTGAGAAAATGAAGAAATGCTGGACATGCGGTAAACTACACGATGAACGTGGACTATTCTGCAAGGAGTGCAAAAAGTGAACATACCTAAACAACTTCAGAATCCAGAATTTAGATTCATCAAAATTAAGGATGGAAAGATACCACTAGAAAAAGATTGGCAGAATAAGAACAACTACAAGTACGACAGCACCACATTCAAAGAATACCTAAAGACAGCGAAAGGATACGGAGTACTATGCGGAAGTGGCAGTCTAGCTGTCATAGATGCAGATGAAAAGGAGATAGAGAACACCGTAGTAAAAAAGTTACCAAAAACATTCGTAGTCCAAACAGGTAGCGGTGGATATCATTATTATTATATAATTAAAG